CGGGCACGGGAGATCTCGCGGGTGAGGACACGCTCGTATGCCCATGTGGGCAGGAGCTGCTGATCTCTGTGACCGCGGCGGACCTGAAGCGGCTGGCGTTCAAGTGCGCCCGGTTCGGTCAGTTCCCGGGTTGCGGTGAGTACCTCATCGTTCCCCCTTGATTGACCAATAATCAACGTTACAGAATCATCGTGATTTCTCGATGGATTTGCACGAGTCTGTCCGGTACCGGATTTATCTCGTGAGATAAATGCGCGGCTGAGTGCAGTAACACTGGGTTTGCCCGCGATAAGCACAAAATAATTATTTGCGCAATCCGGTTGACTCCGAATGTCGTGTGGCGCAAATTCCCCCACAGGTGGGTGAAAAAAACTTCCTATTGCGTCAGCGGCCGGCCGCTCGCGATGGATTGCGTCATAAGATTCAGGGGGCGCCCACATGTCAGCCTTTCCCCTTGGTAAAGGCGAGCTGGAACAGCCGCTCGTAATCAGCCACCTTCTGGCGCAACTCTGCGTTCTCACGCTCCTTGTCGTCCTGCACCTTTCTCAGAGTCGTCAGGTCGTATCCGTGGATGTGGTTCAGGTAGAGCAAATACGCGTCGTTGTTGACGGCGCTGTTGAATCTGCGAATGTCCCGCCCATCCAGGTCAAACTCCCCGCTCATGATTCGCGACCAAACCGTCTTGTCGCAGTCCATGTGCGGATAGACCTGTTTCGGCGCCAACCGCGCCAACTCCATGCCGTATTCGAGCGCTTCGTGCGTGTTCGCCAGCCTGTAGATGCGTTCGACATCCGCCGGCCGACTGACGGCCCTCTGATCCGGGATCAGCGGCAGTTGCTCAGCGTCCCGATGCTGTGCTGAAACGTCCTGCAACTTTGTTGAGCGTCGTTGCATATCGATTCGCTAGGCAAAAAAACACTGGATGGGCAGCATGGGGAAAACAACGAAACGAGCGCGAGCAAACAATGTCATTCGATTTCCGTTACACACTTCGACGGCGGCTATGCATCGCCAAGAGCGTATCTGCGGACAGCTTCTTGCCTTTCCGGGACAGCGCCGCTTGGACGGCGGGCCAATGAGCGGCCGGGATACGCCCCCGCTGGCGCCACTTCTTGGCCTGCCAGACGCTCGCCCCGGTATCGCTGGCCATCTCCGGTATGGTCGACCAGGTCTTGAACAGCTCATCGAGGGTTTTCATGACCCCCTTATAGCCGGGTACAAATTGTCCCGTCAAGTGATTCCTATTGTTCCCGTGACCCAAAATGAGGCTCACCGGACAATTGGCGGCATGGGACGCGCCAAAACTCCGGTCCAGTTCAACAAGGACCTAGCCATGCGACTGAGGGCGGCCAGGATCGCCGCCGGCTATGACACCCAGGGTCCATTTGCCAAGGCCCTAGGGATCGAGCTAGAGCGCTATAAGAAATGGGAATCTGGCCGTACGCCAATTCAGCATGAATATCTGCCCCGCGCCTGCGAGCTCACCGGCAAGGATGCAAACTACTTCTATGCCGTAAGGCCGTTAGAACAGGTCCAGGTTATCCGCCGTACCGGCACGTAGTAGAATCCGCCACTGACACCAGTACTGAAAAGCCCCGGCCGATGCCGGGGTTTTCATTGGTTCGTCTTGGGGACAAATAGTCCTTGACATACGGGACGGATTGTCCCTAAAGTACGCCCATCGCATCCACCCACGGATGCAAAGAGGGCGGCAATGGCAGACGCAGGCGGAAACGGGCTCGGCACGCTGGGCGAGCGATTGGCCTATGCCATGGAAATGCGCGGGGTCACCACGCGCCCACTTGCTGATGCGGTAAGCGCTCGCGTTTCCAGGTCAGTCTCATACCAGACGATCGTCAACACGATCCGCCGCAAGTCCAATGGCTCTCGCTACTCCGCTGACTTGGCTCGCATCCTCGGTGTGAACCTGCAGTGGCTGGTTACTGGCACTGGCGAGATGGACGCGCAGCCTTCAGCGCCCGACGCAGTCGTCAAGCGGCTCGAATCTCAGCTTGGTCAATACGTCCGAGCTGAGCGCGTCCTGATCGCCGCCGGTCTGGTCACAGAGGAACAGGTTCGGGCCGCTCACGAGATGGTCGAAGGGAGCGCGTCATGAGCGGACTCACCGGACAGAGCAACATGTTTCGCCCTGGCAAGTTCTATGGTCAGGCGAACGACGACGGCCGTTCCTTCTACTTTTCCGTGGAGAGTACTGGCGATACCTGGAACCGGCTGAGCGGGTACGTCTCTGCTGAAGGGTTTGACGCCTTAGCCACTCGCCTCGATCTACCTCGCCTCGCAAGCGTCCCGCAAAAAGACAGGTCCACGGAGAAGGCCCTTCAGCGCGCCATGGATCGCTTCCAACAGGCGCTGCGCAATGTGAAGAACGGCACCTACCAGACCCCTGAGTGGATGGCGGATCTCTCACACGATCTGGAGAGACGCTTCGAGCCCACGGGCCATCCCTTTCAGACGAGCGACGAGGCGGACTGCTGCGGCGTGTGCGCGCAACCGCAGCTGGGTCACAAGGTGGAGGAGCGCTCGTGACCTCCTGCCAAGAAATCAGTGGCACCCGTAGTTCTGCAGCCGGTGGCAACCGCGGTTCTGACCCCGGCGCGGGCGATAGCGAAACCAATGCTGGTTCAAGCCCAGCCGGGAGCCATACCCACTGTGTAGAAGAACGAGGAGCCGCGTGAATGTCCTCGACATCTTCAGTTGTGTCGGCGGACATGCGCTCGGACTCCACGCTGCCGGCGACTTTCGCACCGTCGCTTTCTGCGAATTCAACCCGCAGCGCCAGGAGCTCCTGCGTCACCAGTTCCCTGGTGTGCCCGTCCACGGCGACGTTCGCACCCTTCGTGCAGAGCGTGGCCAGGCAGACATGCTCATTGGCGGACCACCCTGCCAGCGCACCAGTGTCGGGGCAGCTATCACTGGCAATCGAACCGGTGAAACTCTCTGGCCCGAAATGCTCCGTCTCGCCGACGAGCTGGCATGCGAATGGATTGTCGTGGAGCAGCCCCCCGGTAATGCGGCGTGGGAAGCCGCGGTCGCACGTGATCTGGCAGGAGCTGGCTACTTCAGCGCCCGAGCTGAGTTCTCGGCTGCAGATCTTGGTGCGCCTCATATTCGAAGGCGCGTGTTCATTCTTGCCAACCCCTGTGTGTCGAGACTGGCGCTCGCCTGGTCTGCGATCCCATCCGAGATTGAACGGTTCGCGCGGTCAGCCGCTGCCGGAAACCATTGGATCGAGGGTCCACCCCGAGCTCTGCGAGTGGCTAATGGGGTTTCCCATTGGCTGGACCGCAATGCTGCCGTCGAAGCGATCGGCGATAGCAACCCGCCAGGAATGGCGACTGTCATCGGCCGAGCAATCCTGAGGTGCACGCAGTGAACGAGGTCGAAGAACTGAAAGCCGCGCTCCGTGAAGCCATGGAGTGGAACTGGCTCGACGAGCAGGAGCTGCCGCCACGCGAAGTAATTGAGCGTTGCTACAAGGCACTCGGCGAGCCGGTGCCGGACGACGTGCAACGGCGCTGGGGGTCCTGATGGCGACTACCTCACACACCGCCACCACTCCTCTGCAGCACGTATACCCGCAGTGGGAAACGCCGGGCGATGACCCGTACGGTGACGAGCGCCAGGTATGGCGTGGAGAAATGCGGATCGTACATGCCAAGCGTGCGCGCAAGTTGCGGCGCCGTGGGGTGCCGCTGATGAATCTGCGACCAAGGATGCGTGAAGGCTGCGGGACCGGCAGAGGTGCCGCCGCGGGATACGACGGGCGCGCGAAGTACGCGTGGTTTGTTGAGGCGCGGTAACCCGCTCACGAATTCTCAGGAAAGCACGACATGACATCAAAGCTCGCGAACTGGCTTGGCATACCCGGACCAACGTGGATGGGCATGTTCGAGCGTATGTGCCCGTACCCGTTACGAGCGGCGCGACTCTCCATCAGCTTCACCCTCTTCCCGTGGTTGCGTCCGCAGGCGCATTGGAGCCGCAATCTCACTGAATCTGCGAAACGAGATGGCGAAACGATTTGGTACGTACGCTGGCTGTGGGTGCAGATCAGCTACTCCCGCTGGGCGTAACTACTGACGGAGGGCCAGGAAATGCAACACGAACTTTGCGCGCCCGAGGGCCTGCTACGAGCCGAGCAGCTCGAATATTGGCGAACGCTTGCGCAGGAACTGTTCAACGCACTCAACGACGCAATCGGCAGCTTTGAGCGCCACGGTACGTTGTCAGACTCAGTTGTAAAAACCTCGTGCGAGACGCTTGCAAAAGCACTCGGCGAGACCTGATGACTGGAGTAGAGCACGTCATGCGCCCCTTCACCATCCGCATCCGCAAAGACAAGCACGGTATAGCGCGCGTGCAAATCCTGTGCGGTCGGACGTGGCGGGTGCTGCTGGTGGTTAACGACCTGATTACTGCCGGGGAGCTCGTGCGATGAAAGAGTTTGATGACCCGAAGATCGCCCTTGCAGTGGCTGAGTACATGACACGCGAGTCCGGCTGCAAGTACACGGTCACAGGCGGCGTGAACAAGCTTTACGCAGTACGGAGGCAATCGCTATGGGAACCGTCCTTTCTCGCTTGGCGTCGCAGTTTCTATCGAGAGTTTGGGCTTGTGCCGTAAGGCGCGTGGAATTCCGAGTCATTGACTGGAGCAAAGAGTGGCGGACCCAGGCACAGATCGACGCACTGAAGCGAGCCCAGACCAAAGCTGGGAAGTGAAGTACGTGGACGACCCCGAGCGGTTCGCAACGTGGGACGAGATTCAAGCCGATGAAGCCGGAATGCCGCAATTCGGCCCGATTTAACTACTGGGACGCCATGGTGCGGCCCGTGATGAAGGATGAACCTATGAACGCAGTCGTCCAGAGAATCGATCAACCGCTCGCGCTAGCCGAAGGCTCCACTCTGCTGGAGATCATCTCCCGCGCCGCGTCCGATCCCAACGTGGACGTGGACAAGATGGAGCGGCTCATGGCAATGCATGAGCGCATCACCGCCCGCCAGGCTGAGGCCGCCTTCAACGCCGCTATGGAAGCATGCCAGGCCGAAATGCACCCAATCTCAGCGGATGCTACGAACCCCCAGACCCGCAGCAAGTACGCGACATACGGGAAGCTGGATCGGGCCTTGCGCCCAATCTATACCCGGCACGGGTTCTCGCTTTCGTTCAGCGACGGAGAAACGACAAAGCCCGATCACGTCCGCGTTCTGGGCGTCGTGCGTCACAAAGCCGGTTACAGGGAAACGCACTGGAAAGACATGCCCGCCGACGGCAAGGGCGCGAAGGGTGGCGATGTCATGACCAAGACGCATGCGGCGGGAGCGGCCCAGCAGTACGGCATGCGCTACCTGCTGAAAGGCATCTTCAATGTGGCGATCGGCGAGGACGACAAGGACGGCAACGAGGCGGAAGCGACGCTCACCAAGGAGCAGATCGCGAATGTCGAAGCGCTCCTGACCGAAGTCGGCGCGAACAAATCCGGATTTCTCAAATGGGCAAAGGTCAATTCCCTCGATGAGATCCCGGCCAAGAACTACAAGGCCGTCATTCAGGCGCTCGAAGACAAGAGGAAGCGGTAATGCTTCAGGTATTCGACTTCGAGCAGGGTTCACCCGAGTGGTACGCGGCGAGGCTAGGCATACCGACGGCCAGTGAGTTCGCAACCGTGATGGCGAAGGGCAAGGGCGGAGCCGATTCAAAGACGCGGCGCACCTATCTTCTCAAGCTTCTTGGCGAGCGGATCACCGGCGAGCCGATGTACTCGTACAGCAACGAGCACATGGAACGCGGGAAGATCATGGAGGATGAAGCACGGGACTTCTACGCTTTCATGACAGACAACGAGCCGCGGAGGGTTGGGTTCATCCGCAACGATTATGCGGGCGCGAGCCCGGACTCTCTCATCGGGAATGACGGCGCGTTGGAGATCAAAACGAAGCTCGCGCACCTTCAGATGGATGTTCTGCTTTCGGGGGAAGTCCCGAGCGAGCACGTTGCTCAACTTCAGGGTCAACTCTGGGTAGCTGAACGCGAATGGGTGGATTTCGTCAGCTACTGGCCGAAGACACCGCCGTTCATCAAGCGCGTCTACCGTGACGAAAAGGAGATCGCCAAAATCGCTGGTGCAGTAGAAGTCTTCCTCAATGAACTGCAAGCGATGCTGAGGCAAATCGACAGCGGCTACAGCCGCTCTGATGACCGCGCGCTGCACGACCAGCTTCGCGAGTCTCTGAGGGGCGCAGCATGAGCAGCCTCAACAAAGTCCAGATCATCGGTCATCTCGGCGCAGATCCTGAGACCCGCGCTATGCCATCGGGTGAGACCGTGGCAAACATGCGGATCGCCACCACCGAGAAGTGGAAGGACAAGAAGACCGGTAACCCGCAGGAGCGTACGGAGTGGCACACGGTCGCGATCTTTGGCCGATTGGCAGAGGTTGCCGGCCAGTATCTGGTTAAAGGCTCTCTGGTCTACATCGAGGGCCAGCTTCGTACGCGCAAGTGGAAGGACAAGCAAGGGAGCGACCGGTACTCGACAGAGATCGTTGCACGTGAGCTGAAGATGCTGGGCGGAAAGCGACGCGAGGATGACGATGCGCCACCACCAGTTCAGACGCCGCCCGAATCAACCCGTGACGATTTTGACGACAATATTCCATTCTAGCCATGCGCTCATTCCTCAGAAAACGTCTTGACGGCTCATTCGTCCCGGTCTGCGAGATGAGTGAACACCTTGCGCGCAAGATCAGCGTCGATGAGCTGATCGAGATCGACTGGCCGTCTCGCAAGACGAGATCCGGTAAGTGGCACAAGCGTTACTGGGGCCTGCTCCGGCTGATCTACCAGAACACCGAGCGGTTCAAGTCTGAGCAGGACGTGCACTTCTGGCTCAAGCGGGAGACGGGTCTATTCGATGGCTGCGTAGATCTGCCGGACGGGAGCAAGGCGTACTTCGTGAAGTCCATCTCCTACGACGAAATGACCGCAGACGAATGGGCGGCCTATTGGCCGCGCGCAGTGGACGTGGTTCACCGCGAGATTCTGCCGACAGTCGATCTGCCGGTGATCGAGTACGAGATCGAGAAGTGCGCGGGGTTGGCGGCGTGAAGCACTCGACCGGCAACCGGACAAAGGCAGAGGCGGCCCGCCGAGAGCGCATGATCGCCTTGGGCTGTGTCGCCTGCCGCGTTCAATTCGGTGTCGTGGACCAGCCGGCCGAAGAGCACCACATCGTGGTCGGTAATCGCCGACTTGGGCACGGGTACAGCCTACCCCTTTGTGCTGGCCATCACCGCGGTGTCTGGCCGGATTTCGAAGCGCTCGGCACCAACCTGGTAGAGCCGCCTGTTTCTATCGCGTCTGGCGTGCCGTTGTTTGAGGAAGCCTACGGAACCCAGCGCGAGCTCTGGGAGATGACTCAGGACGATCTGGGTCTGCCGAAGGATTGGCCCGAATCAAAGATCGTTCCGAGAGTAGTTGCATGATCGGGGCCGGCACTACCGAAAATCACGTGACCCGTGACGAGACCGTCAGTCCGGTAAGTGTCGGCCCTGGTCTCCAAGGCGAGATACGACCATGAGCAACGAAAAGAAAATGAAAACGGTAAGCGCTATAGAAACTTTGCTGCATATCTATTGGTCGCCTGAGCCATGTCCATCAGTCCGCGACCGCGAGTTACAGTTTCTACTGGACGAGGGACTGATCGAGAAACACGACACGTGGTATAGCGCGACCGAGCGCGGCAAAGTCTATTGCGAAGCGATCTGGGAACTTCCGTGGCCCGTGCAGAAATGGACGATGCCGTGAGTTACCGGACATGACCGACGAGAAGCCTCTCGACGATGGAGATGATTTTGAAATCGACGAGTTCGAGGACGAGCACCAATGGCTCGATGCGTGCGCGAGCTGCGGGGCTGACGTTGATGACGAGGACATTACATGCTGGTTTTGTGGTGAAGATCTATGAGTGAGCAGCGTATGGCCGAACAGCGCGTCGTTAGCTGGTTCTCGTGTGGCGATGCCTCAGCCGTCGCATGCGCGATGGCACTGAAGAAATACATCAATCGGGACATTGTGATCGCGAGAATTGTGTTAACCAGCGAGCACCCAGACAATGATCGCTTCGCCGCGGACTGCTCACGCCTGTACGACCGCGAGATCGTCAATCTGATGAGCGCCGAGTATCGGGATACCTGGGACGTGTGGGAGCGCCGTCGGTACATTGCAGGCATTGCCGGTGCGCCCTGTACTACCGAACTAAAGAAGGCCGTTCGTTTCGCGTTCCAGCGCGCTGACGACCTACACATCTTCGGGTTTACTTCGGAAGAACGTAGCCGCGCGGAGCGCTTCCGCCGATCCAACCCAGAGCTATTCGTTGAGTTTCCGCTTATCGATGCTGGTTTGGGGAAAGCCGACTGCCATGCACTGATTCGCGCGGCTGGCATTGAGTTGCCGGCGATGTACCGCCTCGGCTTCGACAATAACAACTGTATCGGCTGCCCCAAGGGCGGGGCTGGCTACTGGAACATGATACGGCGACATTTTCCAGACACGTTCAGTCGCATGGCGACGCTGTCGCGCGAACTCGGCGCCAGGCTCGTACGCCAGAATGGCGAGCGCATATTTCTCGACGAGCTCCATCCGGAGACAGGTCGCCAGAAGGACGAAATTGCAATCGACTGTTCGCCATTCTGCGCAAGTGCTGCTGAGACCTTAGATCTTCACGTAGGAGACGTCGCATGACTGACCCGCTCTCCAGTGGAACGGTAGCCGACATCACCGAGCGCCTGCGATTCCTGCGTCCTACGACGAAATTCAAGTTCGCCAAGGATCAGTTCTACATGGTCGGCCAGGTGATGCACGAGGCTGCCGCCGAGATCGAGAGCCTACGCAGGCCATGGATTCCAGTCACCGAGCGATTGCCCAAAAGCGGCATCAAGGTGCTGGTGTTCTGGAAAAACGAACTCGGGAACGGCCGACGTACCTGCGCTGAATACGTCGCCCCGCGCAGCCGCGCCGCTGATGATTTTTGGGACGATACACCGGACGACTGGTTCGACTGCGACGAAACCGGGCAATCCTGGGTCCCTGAAGGCTGGTACGAGCGCACCGAAACACAAGAGGAGCGCATGTACTGCGCGATCAATGTCACGCACTGGGCACCACTTCCGGAGATGCCTGCATGACCGCAGAAACCGTGACGCAGCGCCAGCTCGTTGAGAAGTTCCGCCGAGGCGAGCGCATTACGAAGGCTGACACCGAGCATTCGCTGGTTGAGGCCATCGACGAGGAACGTCGAGAGATCTGCCGGGCACATGGCCATCGATGGCGCGTGATCGTCTGTTGGGACTCGGAAGCCGACATCTGTGAATGCACCAACTGCGGAGAGCAGATCGAAACGAGTTGCTCACTCGATGAGGAATGCGCATGACCGACTCCATCCCTACCGAAACCTATCTCGCTGGCAATTGCGCCTCATGCGACACCCGCACCGATTCTCGTGAGGGGACGATCAAGGATGGGAAGATCTACTGTCCGCGATGCCTGACTCGGCCGCTGTCCTCAAATGAGGAGTGCACTGGACGGCATGGATCACAGGTCGAGTGCGGCATCGTCGGCAGGCTCCGAGCCGAGGTAGCACGCCTACGGCAAGCGCTGGACGACTTTGGGCAGCATCAACAGAAGTCGTGCCTCGATCTTCCCGCAAGTGAAACGAAGTTTTGCTATTGCGGCCTGAACTTCGCGCTGAACGGTGAGCAATCCGCCGTCGAGACGCCAGCGCTTCACATTGACCAAACTGCTGGCGGAATCCGTACAGAGGGATTCGAGCGCACTGGGCCGCTCGCATGTCCAGATTGCGGCGTCACTCCGCAGGAGTTTGTCCGCCAAGGATGTCCACGCAATCCGCACTGCATGCGCAGTGTCACTGTGAGCACTGCCGGGAAAACGGCTCCACCACAATTTCCGCCCACGGCTCGGCTGCCATCGCTGACCCTACCTATCGTTGGCGTGATCAACGTTGATAACCCGCGGGACCTACGGCATAAAGAGCTGGTTCCCGAGCACGCTCAGAAAACGACCGGCGACCTTCGATACGACCAGGACTACACGGTCGCAGAACTCGCCGCGCTCTGCCGTACGAAAGATCGGCACATCGCTCGAATTGAAGCGCAGCGAGCACAAGTGAAAGTGAAAGCGCCTAACTGCGCTCGCCACGGCCAGATTGTCGAGACCGGATGCCCCACGTGCGAAGCGGCGCTTAGCCGACTCGCTCCCCCAAGGACATCTGAGCCATGACCGAGCAGGAGTTGCAGCAAGGTCTCGACGCCCTAACCCGCGCGTACGAATCGGGCGACCTGGAGCAGATTGAGTACAGCCAGATGCGTAGCCAGTTGGATTGGGACTTCGAACACGGCATCGATCTCGCTAACAGCTTCGTGGTGGATTTCATTATCAGTTCACCGGAGAGCGAGCGAGGTGAGTGATGGACATCGTTAATAGCCGTCGACTGAGAGTGACGCTGCGCCGTTTCAATCCTGGCTACGGGGAGCGATTCCGATGGTGGATCTTCGGAACCTACAAGAGCCGTGACCACGGTAGGCCGCGAGCGGAAACGAATCTGCATGGCGCCATCGCTGGCGTGCTGTGGCACGTGAAGTGGCGGCCAGACGGCCGCACTGGCGATGGCTACGCGGTGGGCAAGGACGGTAAGCCATGAAAGAGTGGGCACTAGCGCATCCGTGGATGACGTTTTTTATTGTGATCTTCGCGCTGATGGTTCTCGACAGCATCCAGGTCAATGTCGCCAATTACTTCTTTCGACGGCGAAGCGCTCAGACTGGGAACGGTAACGTTTTAAAAACGGAGAAGAACGATGGGACTTGATACGACTCACGACGCATGGCACGGGGCTTATAGCGCGTTCATGCGGTGGCGAACCGAAATAGCCCGTGCGGCCGGATTGCCGCCTCTGGAGCTCATGGAGGGCTTCTTTTGCCCAAGGAATGGCGGACACGGAATTCCAACCATCTACGTCGATCCGAATTCGAGCGAACTGGCACTGAGGGGTATCGCGCGTATCGAAGAGCGGCTACCAATCAAGTGGGAATGCTTAAAGCCATCACCACTGCACGAGTTGCTGTACCACTCCGATTGTGATGGAGAGATTCCGGCTGAGAGTTGCGGGCCGATTGCGGACGAACTGGAAAAGCTTCTGCCGCTACTCCCGGAAGGCGAAGCCGGCGGTCATGTCGGGGATTGGCGTGCCAAGACCCAGCAGTTCATAGACGGGTTGCGTCGCGCCGCTGCTGCGAGTGAGCCGCTCGGATTCCACTGAGCTGAGTTGATCGGATCAGAGTAATAATTGAATGCTCACCGTTCAGAAAAACAGTGGAATCTTGCGCACGGAAGGATTCAAACGAAGAATCCTTCGTATGGCTGCACAAATACTCACGCTTGATCAGATCCATTGGATTCGCACGAGCGGTCTCACCGATGCTCATATGGCGCGAACCCTTGGCGTTGGCTATGTGACTGTTCACAACGCGCGGCGAGGAATCACTTTCAAAGATCATCCGACCCCACCGGATACAGCGCTGCGCAAACCAGGCGGAAAGGGTGGCGGATCTTTGGCTCTCAAGAGCACAAAGAATTGTGGTGTTCGCGCCCTGACAGACGACGCCGTCCACTTCATACGAACTAGCGGGCTGCCAGACTCAATCCTGGCCACTATGTACGATGTGTCACGTGCGCTGGTTACAAGAACCAGACGGGGTCTCGCGCGACAAGACCACTCCACGCCACCAGACCTGTTTCCGAGGACACGGGGGCAGCATACCTATGCTGGCAACGAGGCCCTTCTAAGGGCGCCGACAATCGACCTCGGATTCGAGCCGGCCAATCGAACCCTATTCGATCGCCTTCGCACGTGGTGCAGGATCGATACGGATGGCTGCTGGATCTGGACGGGATCAGTTACCGGAAGCGAACCCCGTCCAAGCGGTCATCACGGCCGGACATCCATAGATGGCCATGCCGTCAGCACGCATCGCGCTATGTGGATCGCCGTATACGGCGAGATCCCGGATGGACTCTGCGTTTGCCATGAATGCGACAAGCCGCCCTGCATCCATCCATTGCATCTGTGGCTAGGAACACACTTGGACAACATGCGCGACTCGATAGAAAAGGGTCGTCACGTTAACGTACGGGGCCGACGCAAGTGACGTCATGTTCCTGACCGAGACTGAAATCGAGCGTTTAACCGGCCTGAAGCGCTACAGCGCTCAGGTTCGGTGGTTGCGCAAAAAGGGGTATAGACTCGAAGTGAATGGGCTCGGTCAGCCTATTGTCGCCGTGGCCGAGTACAACAGAAAGAATGTCGGCGGCAGCGCGGTACGAGAACAAGAACCAAACTGGGGAGCCATGCAGCATGGGTAGACGGCGGCGCAGTGATCTTCATCTGCCCAAGCGCATGTATCAGCGCCGCGGCAAGTTCTACTTCGACTCGCCAACCTCCGGAAAGTGGGAGCCGCTGGGCGAGGATTATGCGTCAGCTCTGACACTCTACGGGAAACTTGCCGGCCCGATCTGGGCGGGACGCACGCTTGCTGATGTGTTCACGCGGTACAAGACAGAGATTACACCGCTGGCGATCAGAGGGCGCGAACGCACCAGCGAATCCATCGTCAACGAGCTCCGCACACTCGACCGCTTTACGCGCCTCTTCGGCCACATGCATCAGGACAACCTGACGCAGCAGCATCTATACAAGTACATTGACACTCGCATCGACGAGCGTGTGGAGTTCAAGGGGCTAAAGAAGAAGGCCCCATCAGCCGCACGTCACGATGTTCGATTCCTAAAGAAGGTGCTGGCCAAAGGAATCAAATGGAGCTGCGGCACAGTCAATGCAGTTCTGGGATTGGAGTTCGACCCCGATCCCGACGACGCTCGGGATGTCACACCGGCCGAGTATGACACCGTCTACAAGATGGCGAACGTGCGCGTTCAGATCGCAATGGACCTGGCCGACATCACTGGCCAGCGCATTGGAGACATTCGCCGCATCAAGCTCTCAGACTTTAAAGACGACGGCATCCTGATCCGACAGGGAAAGACTACTACGCCGGTATTGATTGAATGGACACCCGCCCTGCGCGCCGTTGTGGACCGCGCCAAGGCGCTGAAGCCGGACATCCCGAAGGAGTTTCTGCTCCGCAACCGCGTGGGCCAGCCTTACACGAAGAACGGATTTAAGGCGATGTGGCAAAAGCTGATGCGCAAAGCCACTCGACCAGGTAAGAACGGCGAGCCGCCGGCACTGGCCCAACGATACAAGTTCCACCATTTGCGCAAGAAGGCCGCCACCGACGCTGCGGAGCAAGTGAGCGAAGAGGCGGCGCAGAAGCTGCTCGCGCACGCCGACATTAAAGTCACGCGGAAGAACTACATCCAGCCGAGGGGTCGAAAGCCCGTCCGTGCGAGGCCCATCAAGTGAAGAATTCTGGACAACTCGCGAAATTCTGGACGCCAGATGAGTGTTTTATGGTCGGAGCGCCGAGATTTGAACTCGGGACCCCTTGCACCCCATGCGAGAGTTCTATCGCACGTAAGTGCCTGACAGACCAGCTAAAATTACCCCTCGAATCGTCCAGAATCATCTCACAATCAGCGCGTCTAAGTCTCGGATTTGCCAAGAACTGGCTCGGTAATTCTGGACGCCTTTTGAGCTCCGCGCAGGTCGAGTATATCCGCGTCTCCGGGCTCACTGATGCAGCCGTCGCCAGGGTGCTGCGCAGGTCGCTTACCACCGTCCGCAGGGCCCGCATCGGGCTGACCCACTCCCAATACCCCGTCCGACCTGATCGCGCCCCACGGGAAGGCGCAGGCCGGCGGGCATCCCCTATCGCGCGCCCTGCCCGGGTGCGCAGGAGCTATTTCGCATGAGCATCGAGATTATCCGCCAGTCACCCATCCGGCTCACACAGGGCGAATACGAGCGCCTACAGCATCAGTACCAGCAGGAAACCATGTACCACGCCGGGCCGCCCATCTCGTTCGAGACGTGGCTAAGGGAGCGCCGCAAACCACGACCGTACACGTACGTGCCAATCGGCGGCCAGCCGGAGTACACATGACCAAGCAAGCCACACCCGAAACCCTTGAGCAGCGCCAGCAACGCGCAGCCGACTGGCTGTTCCTGGACTACATCAAGCGCACACGCCCTTGGTGCACGCGGGCCATTGCCGAGATGGAGCAGCGACTTGGTTCTGATTCCTCAGAGGTTCGCACATGACTCCATACAAGCAAGCGGTGGACAAGTTTATGGGCTCGCCCGAATGGGAAACCTTAAGCGAGCCTCGCAGCCTGCGCGCGCCACCGGAAGTACGTCAGTACCTAGAGAACCGGCTCAAGCGTGCCTTCGAGGCAGGCTGGAATGCGCGGCTTTCTGCCGACTGCGATGAGATCGCCAAAAGGCGCGGCTTACCGGGCGGTTCCACAGCGAGGCATCCATGAGCACAAGAAAACGAGTCTCCTACAAAGAGGTTGGAAACTGGAACGTCAACACCGGAATCACGGTGGAAGACGACGGATCCCAAACGGCCGATACAGACACGATCATCATGTGCATGCTCGCCACTATAAGGGACGAGCTGCGGCGGCTGAATAGCGTTCTGCAATGCCCCAACTTCATCGCCGTCCCGGCGAAGCTGGATCGGATCGAGCGCAACACTCGCAAGCGCCGAAAGCCGAAGGTTGCGGGCAAACCAAAACTCCGCGTAGTCCGCTCCTAGTGCGAGCGGTGATGCATGAGACGCGCACTTAATCTCAGATTCCATCAATGCCTGAAATGGCCCAAGCCCATCCCGCCGCGGGGGCCGGAACGCAGGTTATACAAGGGCGAGTGGCAAGTAGGAATTGCCCCGAGACGGGCCGTGTCGTTTTACGAAAACAAGGCGTTCCATCTTGGCTCAAATCCAGTACCGCCGCCCTGCAAACACGCGATCCTCGCGGATAAAGAATACGTGATACCGCGTTCTCTATTCGCTGGACATGAATGGGCAACTGGGGATCGGCAAGTCGTGTGGTTATGCGTCGACTGTTTGGCTGAGTACATCAACAGACTATCTGCCAAAGCGGGTGCTGAGCATGCGTCCTCCTGATTTCATCATCGGCGGCAATGACAACCCGTATCTGCTGCGCTGGTGGGTCATTCCTCGCAACCGATGGTTCAACGTCTATCTGCACAAGATCCTGCGCGATGACGATGACCGTGCCTTGCATGACCACCCGTGGTGGAACGTCTCAATCGTTCTGCGTGGCGGGTACGAGGAGATCACACCGAAGGGACGCAAGTGGCGCGGCCCCGGCTCAATCGTCCTCAGGCGCGCGACAAGCGCTCACAGACTCGCCCTACCCATCCGCAATGGCGGCATCCGCTACTGCTGGACTCTGTTTGTCACCGGCCCACGGGTACGCGAGTGGGGTTTTCACTGCCCGAAGGGCTGGCGTCCGTGGTTCGAGTTTGTCGATGCGCGCGACTCCGGGGCAGTCGGAAAGGGCTGCGAATGAGCAATATAGAAATCGCGCTCATCGCGGCCTGGGCGTTTCACGTCACCGTGATGCTGTTTGCACTCATGTACGTCTACCGGCTCGGCGTCAGACATGGGCGTTCGGGAAATGGAGACAGTAAGTGATAGGCACCCATGAATGTCCGGTCTGCCGTAAACCAATGGTATTTGAGCCCGCTGACGAGCATCAGCCAGCAGGTTACGTTTTCGACTGCGATTGCCTCGATAAGGTGCCCGCTGACAGCGCAGGAGTGCAGCATGGTGACTGAGGACTGGAGACCGACAGCCCATCTGCGCTGGTCGATTGCTGGAAAGCTCCAGCAGAAGTGGGCGCGTGTCGTCGTCACCTACCTGCGCGAGTATGGCGGACTCAAGCTCAATAGTCCGCTACGGCAGGAGAAGCACGAGAGCGAATGGCGTGACGTGCCATCAGAAACCGTGGAAGGAAGTCGCAATGCCTGACATGAGCCTGCCCGGTGCGCACTTTGAAGTGCTGCTGGATGAGTTGAAGTTCCGCGCTGAGACCGAGGTCGAAGAGGCGCGCAAGCATTCTTTGTGGGCGGAAGCTTATAGCGATGCGGCCAGAAAGTTGGAGCGCGCCATGAAGGAAGAAGCGGCGAAAGCGAAACCGTCCCCCACGACACCGAGTCACACGAATGATTGACCAGATTGGAATTGCCCTCACGGGTGTGACCGCGATCTTCCTATCGCAGTCAAAACACGAGTGGCTACGCGAGTATGCCTGCCTCTTCGGTATTGCCGGACAACCGTTCTGGATCTACTCAGCATGGCACGCGGCGCAATGGGGCGTGCTGACGCTCACAGCGCTCTACACGCTGGCTTGGGCCAAAGGTGTTTGGACACACTGGCTGAAGCCTGTTTTACCCACGACCGGTGACGCATGAACGTTGAAGATCTCGTAAAGAGTCCCGCGAAGTGCGACGAACTCCTCGAAGTGCTCAATGAGATCGCACGAGACATCTGTGCCTACGAGTATGGGCTGCCGATCCATGACGATGGCTCCAAAGCTCGGCTACGTGAGGCGATCTATCAGTGGTCGTGCGGCGGCCTCGTGCAGCCACCTCCACCACAGCCAGCACCTCATTCTCCGCTATGGCACATGTCGGAGGAGCATCGGGCCGCGTGCCACACCTGCAATCCTGGCGGATCGTCGTCGCCGCAGCCCGGTGAGCTTTGATGCGACGCACACGTATGAGGCGGAATCCGCCTGAAATACCTGTTGACTTACGCAAGCGCTTGCGTATACTAGGTCCCATAGGCTGGATAGCCAAGCCGGGAGAGCAAGATGACCACCGCCCAGATCGCCGCTGACAAGTACATCGTGATCAATGACAGCCAGTTCAAATTCCCCGTACTGGTGGAAGACGTTCGCAAGTCCGGAAAGACCCTGACCGACCTCAAGGCGATGGACGGTGAGCAGTACGGCGCCTGGTGTGATGCCGTCCAAATGGACCGCTCGCACGGCGATGTTGGCTCACAGGGCTGTATCGACTTCTGCAACGAGCTGGTCGAGGCTGGTGCGACCGTGTGGAACATCGGATGAGCCGCAAGAGGAAATCCGGCCGCGAGGTGACTTCCGCTGCTGCTCTGCTCGGGGCGGCTGGCGGAAGGGCCGGCAAGGGCGATTCGAAAAAGAGAGGAGATCCGGAGTACTACCGGAAACTAGTAGCCAGACGAAAAGACCGTAACAAGAAAAACGATGGTAACTAAGACCAAGCAACGAGCGATCCGATTCCCTCCGGAGCCATTCACGACGGAACAATTTCTGGCGCTAAACACAGAGCGATTTCGCTACATGAAGTACGCATACAGCACAGCCAATCGCGTCCTTAAAGACAGTAGTTATGTGCGGGACGCGCCACCTGTCAGATTTGCGCCTCCGGGCAACTACGCCAAGCGTTGGCGTCGCGCTGACAACCAAGGAGCGAAGCCTTGATCTCGAAAGAGCAAATGCAGGCCGCTGGATTCACGTGGGACCCTGCTCGCGGCTATGAGCGCTGGACGCATTTCGGCAAGGACATCACATGTCTGCGCCAGCCCTTCATGGATGATGATCGATGGGACCGCGAGAAGTCTGAGGCGATTCAGCGAGCCGGTCACCAACTAACAGGCGAGCCATGATCGAAGTCCGCATAAACATGCCTGATAAGCATTGCCGAGACCCCGGGATCTGGGAGACGGCTTTATTCGAGAAGCTTACACAAGCAGGCATTCCGGTCCGCCCTGACGGCTCTGTGCCGGGAGCACTAAAGCGCTTCTTCGACTCAGGCGACTTCGGGGTGATGATCTACCAGTGGATCTCGCCTGCAGAGTTGTACATGCAACCGGATCAACCAAACGGTGACGTATGACAGAACAAGACTATATCGATGTCACGAACCTCGCGAAGCTGCGCATGATGCAGACGATCCTGCGCGATGTCCTGGCCATGCGTCAGGAGGAGCAGTCCATCGAGAAGGATATCGGCATACCGCTGGCAAAGTGGATCGAGCGGCTGGAAAAGACCGGACCGAGGATCACCGGAAACATCCGCTCATAACTCATGAGCACGTCAGAACAACGAATCGCGAACGCGCTGGAATTCATCGAGCGCTATGGCGGGATCGATGGGGCCCACCACAAGTGCTGGGTCATTGATCAGGTTGCTCGCACTCTCCTCGAAGAGAGCTATCCGCAATGGGTCATAGAAATGAAGGACGGCGAGGATGGTCCGAACACCTACGATTGGGATGAAGGAATACCGCCGTGAGCGATAACCGTTTGACAAAACAGATACGCATTAGCCAGCTTCGTGAGGCAGTTGAGGCCGGCAATCACGTTACTCTCTACCCAGGAGCTGCAGCTGAATTGTTGGCTGAGATAGACGGATTGCGCTCTCACGAGCCGTCCGCATATCAGAAGCGTCTGGCTGAGCGCGCTAAGGGCAAGCCGATTGACGTTGACGAGATCGGTCAACCACATCTCAAAGAGACCTTGTGAACCGGATGTGACGCATGACAAACCTTCGCCTCATCGAAGTTTCTGGCGATATTCCGGACGACGGCCATTGCTTTCAGATTGTTGACGATGACATAAAGGACCGTACCTTTATTGCGGCCTCCTTTCATGGAAAGGAAGACGCGGAACTGTTTCTTCGGATGAAGCGCGCTGCCGCACCGAGCGGTGAGAGCCCAAAGCAACCGGTTCAGTTATACCTTTCCAGTGATGACATGTACAAGGTATCCGCCGAAGATGCCAAGAATTGGTTCTATGAGTGCATCTTCGTGCTAGCCGCAGACATCGGGGCCTACCCCGGTGAGATACCTGAAATACCAAGCCATGACTGATCTAGTCACCGAATTACGCAAGGCCGCGGAGTGCGGGCCACTCTGGTTCTATGATCGCGCTGCGAACATCAAGCGGCTGCTGCTGGAGGCTGCTGGTGCATTGGAGGCGCGGGATCGTGCAATCCCTCCCGGATTCCACGCCCTGTCAGACGTGATCGCCGAAACCGAGAAAGACCCTGAGCGCAAAGCACGGCTCGATAGTGCGCGCGAGCAGCTCCGGCGGCACGGCCTAGTGGAGCGAATCCGTCAGGCGCAAGTCGAGGCGGGTGAGCAGGTCGTGGATGAGTGGATGCGCGACAAGGGGCTGACGTGAACACTGGTAGGTGCTTAGGCGGCGATCCCGCAGACGAGCGTGAGCACTTCGACACGTGCGACGAATGCGGCCAGAGCTACGACATGCGCAATCTGGGGCACGTACTGCATCATGGGGAGCCGGGGCATGAGCCGTTTCCGAGGAATTGAGGGAGCCGTATGACTTACGCCGCAGTGTTCCTGTCTGGTCTGCTGGTCGGCTGCGCCATCACGGCATGGTACGACTGGCGCTACCATGGGGCGCGATGGTGACATGAACAAAACCAGTCAAAAGATACTGCAATACATGCAGCTGCATCCTCGGTGGCATCACACGCTAGATCTTTGCGAGAAACTCTCGGTATCGCTCTCTACCATCCATATCAGGCTTACCGACTTGGAAGATGACGGATATGTGGAAAGCCGATGGGACCCAGATCCGCCACCCCCGGAGCGCGGCGGATATAGGCGGCGACAGTACCGTGCTACCGGGAAGCGTGTCGAGGAACTGCCTTCAGACTTGGTGCCTGCCTGAGAGAACCAACGATGGTCAGTGAACCGTTCACGAAGCCTGGATGTGTACACGACATCTTCCGGTCCGACACGACTGTCGTGATCGAAAGTCGTCCGCACGTGACACTTAGCCAAGTGCGTTGCAATGTGTGCCGTGGTTATGTGGATGTGCGGGACTTCAGCGGCCGAACCGCTCCCGCGTCGAAACGGTGAACTATGAGCGCATCGACAGACCAGCGCGAAGCACAGTTAGACCGGGAGGTCGAGCGGATCATGAAACTCACGCCGAAAGAACTCGAGGCCGAGCTACGAGCTGAGGGCCGCGACCTGCACGAAGAAGCAGAACGCGCGCGGCGCATCATTGAACGGGCGTTGGCGAGCGTGAAGCGCTGTTAGCGGAGCAGCGATCCACAAATGAGAGCACCAGACGAATGCGTGCGGCAGGCCCTTCAGATTCGGAAAGAAATCATTCTGAGCGGTCGCGCCCCTGAGGATGGGTGGTTCGCGATGACCCTGAATGAAGTCGCCGCATTTACTCGATTCGCGGGATGGCCCGATGGAGCGGAGCCAAAGAGAATTGCGGGGCTCAATATCGTGAGGCTCGGTAGCGGATCGGGTGACGCATGAACGAACCACAGAAAACAGAGCTGATCGAGGATATGCTGGTCACCGAGCACGACTTCGGCTTCCGCGTGCGCTGGCGCTATAGCGAATACTGGGCTGACGTGGAAGCCTTCGAGTACATCGGATGCGAAGTCAATCCGGACGGCTCAAATGGCGCGAAGTTCTTCAACCGCAAGGATCACTTCGGCCCTGAACCCGTCCCTTCGATTGACGAAGCAGAGCCGTACCTTGCCGGGTTCATCAAGTGGGACGGTTGCTCGGAGTTTGACTTCGGTCACCCGCATTGGTGTGGACCGGATGACTACCGCAAGCATTTCCGGTTGCTAGAGACGCTGTACCGGCGTGCGCAGGAACTAATGACACACGGAAATCATGATCCGTGGGACGGGGAGACCGCATGAGCTGCGATTGCGAGAAGCTACGAGTCCTGCTGATAAAGACCGCTCACGAACTGGACGGCGCATGGCTTGGGGAAGATAGTCAGTTTCGGACATCTTCAAGTCCGCCGGACGCTGAACGGGCCAGCCTCGTAGCCGAGATTGAATCCGTCGTAGCCTACGAGTTCACGACCCGTGACTAACGGATAACCAAGTCGATGAAGCCAGCAGAGGAAGCGCTGGAAGCCCGGGGCATTACTCATCCTGGGCTTCCAGCGCCGCCCTCAGAACCTCAAGACTTCCTCGGCGCATCCAGCGGCTTGCGCAACACGAGTGTCAATGCAGTGCAGCCGAAATCATCCTTCGGGAGATGGCGGAATTGCGGGTGAATCAGAGATAGATCAATCTCTTTTTTTGGCGCGATACGCTCCAAAATCTGAAAGCCGGCATCGGTAAACAGCCGGTCCCATTCGGACGCCTGCAATCGATTGATGTATTGCAGTTCGTTCTCGAACAATGTTTGCCAGACGCGATCAGAGTATCTCAGATACTGTTTCGAGCATGCGCTGCGGTCGTAATGAGCGAGATGATCATCGATGCCAATCTGGTGAATCATGCACGCTCCGGGCTCCAGCGTGCGATACATGTCGTTCACCAGTGTATAGACACTGCCTCGCGGGACGTGTTCTAGGACGTGGAAGCTGATGATCGAATCGAAACTGCGGTCAGAGAATTGCGTGATCGCCCCCTTGGGGTGAATCACATATTCGAAATGGGTACGCTCGTACACGTCCTCCCAGTTGCGGGAGGTCGTGATCCGATCGAGCCGCGCGATAGTGTCAGCGCTCTCGCCCCGTGAGACCATCTCGTCGCGCAGCTTACGTGCGGTTGCTATCAGCCCCGCGAATTGACGGTTGTCCCAGATATCCAGGCCGGTAAGCTGCAGATCGAAGTACAGACCCGCGTACAGGGCGTACCAGTGCATCCATCCGGTTCCGAGCTCCAGTAGTCTATCACCGTGTTTGATGGCTCGATGCTTGCGAGCCAGAGCCATCAGCAAGTCGCCACGCTCGATACGATAATTCAGACCAGGGGCACTTCGACGTCGTAGCTCGTTATACGAATTGCCCAACATTCGATAAAAACCGCGGGTTAACGCATTGGCTGAAAATGTTTTCAGCGCAAGTGCGGCCATGGTGTATTTGATCATGCCCGATACCCCCTGTTGTATTTTGCGGGACTATACCGAGCGACTCAGCGGTGCGCTAGCGAAACTACCTGGATAGGTTCTATGTAAACATAAGACCTAAGTGTGCGAGTAATAGTGTTAGAGGCGCACTGCGCGCGATGTATCCGGCGGGTGATCAAATTCAACGACCAATTCGCCGTCTACCATCAGAAACCGCGCGCCCGTCGGGGCCTGGCATTGAATCTTGGCCAGGCGAAAATTCCGGTCGATGTACTCGAAATGGCCGAATGTGGCGCAGCTTTGCAGGATCAGAGCCCCGACGCGGGATTGCTGATTGGTCTGGATTGAATACCGCCCGCCAACGAAGGCTGCGATTACGGCTGCTGCTGCTACGGCGTAGGTATACTTATTCATGCCGCCCCCTTATTCGATGGATGGGGCATCCTAGCCGGGCATGGTGATTGCGAGCAACAGGCGAATTCAATTTTGGAGTATTCGCCATGGCAAACTTTGATGCAGTACTCAAGCAGGCCAAGGGCCTACAGGGTCCTCAGGAGCGTGCAGCGCTCGTGCTGCAATCCATTGAGGAGCAACTTGGGGCAGCTGGGGAAGACAAGGCAGCCCGGCAGCAGTTTCTCACCAACCTGCACACGAATCGCGCTCAGTTGGCCGAAGCGATTGCGGGCGACGAGTAAGTGAGCCGCGCCCTGCCAGGGACGGCGGGGGTGTTCGTCAGGTACCGAGGTGCAGGCTCCCGTCCTGCACGACATTCAGAAGCCACAGCAGCAGGACAACGCCCACAATGACATACACAACTACTTTGACGATGGGCGGTATGCCGGGGATCTGCTGAATTCCCCATAAAATTAATCCAACGATGCAGAGCACTATCAGCGCAGTGATCAACAGCGTAATCATGTCGAGCTCCCGCAGCCGAAAATGGCTGGTTTGGGTGAGCAAGGAACAGATCCCTATCTCCCCTGAGGCGATACGCCCCGGACCCGCTCGTAGGTGCGATATGCCCCGAGGCCCAGCATGCCAAACAGCAGCGTCAGAAGCGTGTCGAGCTCCAGCGCCGGGAAATCGGTCCCGGAGAGCCCCACCGCGATAGGCCGCACCACGAATTGATACGCGAGTCCTGAGGCGCAGATCCAGCCAACCGCGGGCCTCCATCCTCTCGTGAAGAAGTCCGGTGCCTGAGCCTCCTGCTTGTTCACTTCGAGCTGCGCGAGGGCCAGTTGCACATCAGCTTCGAGCGCCCGACCTTCAGTTCCTTGCAGAAGCTTGAAGGTCTCGAACTGCATTTCCGCCGCTTTGGCTTTGTCCGGAACTACCCGGTCTATGACCTTCCCGAGTACTTCAAAAATAGGACCAATAATCGCAGGTGCCATTAATCCCCCGTCAGCTCGATGTGCGGACCGTCTATGAATCGTTCATCGGGGTCATGTCCGGCCGTCCGCCAGTCACCGTCCCAATCTGCCCCCCATCGAATCTTTACGCCCTGTTCGTCAGCAATCCGCTGGATGTACCCCGCCAGCCGTGCGAACGCGGGCAAGTCCTTCCAGTCGATCTTGATGCCGGGAAAGTACGGGGCAATGTCCACGGCTACAGATGGGGAACGGTTGTGCTTTGAATTGGGCCAGCGCTTCGTAGTCGTACCACGGCGGAACGCGTCTTCTTGTTCCTCCTCGTTCCGATGGCCGCACAGGACCACGAAGTCCACCTGCTTGATCGCCTCGCGCAATAGGCGCTGCAGGCGCTCGTCACAGGTAGACAGACGCTGCTCAGAGAGCTGAGAGAATTGCGGCATACCTACTTCCCCCGACAACCGCCGATCATTTATCGATCGCCGCCTCTTAGGCGCCCTTCGAGTCTTGCGACACGGTCGCGCCAATCGATGTCGTTCTGGATGTGTTTGTACAGCGCGCCCACCATAGCGACGTTGATCACGATGGAAAGGCCCAGCGCCCAGCGTAGAAATTCAAGCTGAGCGCTGGCGTCCATTATTCGTCCGGACCGTCGGCAATCGCCGGCAAGCGCTTCATGATGCGCGTGACGGTCTGGCCGACCTGTTGCGGAGTTGCGGAGTCGCTCGGGCGATAGGTAATGCTCGCCTCGACTTCCGGGTGATGATCCTCGGCGCCAGGAGCGGCGGGCACAACGGTCGAAGAAATAATGATCGTACTGTGGCTCATTTATCATCCTTTCGGAGTTGATCTTCGTTTACCGGAATCCCGTGTGCGATCATGGTTGCCTTGAGCAACATGGCGTCCTGTGCCGCAAGACGTGACTCGCGCTCTGCCTTTTCTACGCGATCCTTGAGGTTCACGATCTGCTCTTCATACAGCCTTGGCACAACGATCACTACGCCGATGGCAACCGCTGACAAAAGAGCTGCGATGATGCTGAGATACAGCCCCGTGCGATCATGGATTTCCGCGTTTGATCTCGATCCGCTCGATCCGTCTTTCAAATCCATCGACTCGTTTTTCGAGTCCTGATATGCGACCTTGTACGGTGTCGATTCCGGCGCTGAAGTCGGTCTGTCGGACATATGGTTGCCCCGTGAGCGTATTAACGGACGCAGCAAGGTACTCAAACTTCGTCTTGAGTGCCACCAGTTCGCCCTGTACCGCAACCAGCGTTGCGCTGTCGTCCTTGTCTTTCGCCAGGAGGTAGTTAGTCCCCGCCACCAGGACACCAACAATGAGCGCGCTGACGATGCTAGCGACCCAATCGTTTCCCTTGACATTCATCGGACCCCCATCGTCATCATCGCCTCTTAGTTCTGTTGCAAACCCATCACTTTCTGGCACGACTCAATCGCCCGTTTCGGGTAGCGGGGAGTCGGTCACGACTTCTCCCAATTCACTCCGCTGATCTGGACAGGGTTCAGATCGGATGTTCCGATAATTGAGCCCTTTATTGAACCTACTATCACGTTACCCTTGATCACGCAGCCTTCGCCGCTGGTTTCACACTGAATCGCCTCAGGCTCGCTCATATCGGATTGCCCCGCCGATCATGTAATCGCGTTGTACACAGGCAAGTACCCGAGACTTGCGCCGGTCTGATCGTAAACCTGAATCTTCTTGACGACGGTACCCGGCGTCGTTGCAGCAGCAGAATTGCCTACCCCAAGCACGTCTCCGTACACGTAACCATCTGTCACAGCAGAGCCCATCCGAACCGCCGCGTTGCTCCAGTTGGTCGCCACGTTCGCCAGGCACATGGGATTGGTCGCTTGGTTGTATACGCCGATGAACTGGTTGGGCGAGGCTGAGCCGATGCAAAGATTGAATGCCGCAACAGCGTCAGTGGTCGTGGTGTCAATCTGCACGCCGTTAAAACTGCTGTTGGCGAGATTGGCGTTGTGTACGTGATTTCCGATTACGGTCCCGTGTACGGTGGTGCCCGTCAGACGAATCCCGTGTTGCTGGGTATCCCTGACCGTATTTCCGGTGATGGTTGCGGATGTCGTGTTGTTCGTGACAATGCCTTCCTTGCCGCTCGTGTCCACCGAATTTCCGGTGATCGTCACATCTTCACACTGAGACGCTTGAATGCCCCCCGCGGCCGAGAGATTCCCCGAGTTATAGACACTGTTACCGCTGATGGTAACGGCCTCGGCTACCTGCCCCGAGATCCCCGTAACCCAAATTCCTTGCTCGCCCGGGTCGCGCACCACATTCCCAGTGATGGAGATGCGCTTCATCGGGGATGTGTCGCCGGTCGTTGACGCAACGGAGATGCCGTTCTCCAGCTGTCCTTCGCAGACATTTCCCGTGATAGCGACATCGGAAACTCGTTTCTCAACACCAATACCCTTATTTCCCTTATAGCATTGGTTGCGCGCGATTCGGACCTTCGCGCAGTCGGTTCCAACGTTGATCAGCGGACCGTCCGTTGCGCCAGTCGCGGCGCAGTAGATCTGGTTTCCGCTGATGTCCATATCCTCAGACGTGCTGGCCTTGATCGCTTCTTTTGCGTGGTTATAGATGAGGTTGTCGCAACATGAAAACTTCTTCATGTAGTAGAAGTTGATGCCCTCGTCTACCTGATCCTCGATGTAGTTGTGATCGACGCACGCGCCATAGCTGTACGCAGACGCCCCGCCCTGATTGCCGGCAAATGTCACGCACCAACTATAGAAGCCCGTGAATCGACAGTGATGAACGTGGCAATTCTTTTCCACGCCGTCGGTCGTGTCCTCGCTCTTAACGGCGCAATTGGAGTACGTGGAAAGCACGTTTCCTTGGCCATTGCCGTCTACCCAAATACCGGTGATTTCCACATTCACAGCGTCATCGAGTACGAGAAAGTTGATGTTATGGCCGCCTTGCAGGAACTTTGGCCAGCCTTGCCCGATGATGCGCCTGTTGGACGGTACCGTCACCGACGCCGTGTATGTGAATGACGTTCCCAGATTGACGATGTAGACGACGTTATTTGCCGCAAGCGCATTGGTCAGCGCGGTATGCGTGGCGGTCGATCCATCGCCAAGGCCGTAGCGTCGCGCATCCCCCGGCTCATACGCATAGTTGCTGGGCGTGACGCTGGCATTGGTCTCGGCCGTTGTACGCGGATAGAGAATTGCGCCAACTTGCGATTGGGTCAGTGGCTGAACCGGAACATTGTCATCCGAGCTGATTTGTACGCCGTTCGCATCCTGCAGGGTGATCTTGACTGCACCGCCGTCAGGATTAATGTAGACGGCCGGAAATCGCCCGTCCGCTAGCGACAGCACCGGATGCGCGTGCGGCTGAGAAAATGAATTTGTTGTGTACGTGGCCCTCGGGGTGCTCGTGCCGGCATCGAAAACATAGAGCTTGGCGCCTGAGTACGGGTTGCCGTTCGCATCCGTCAGTAACTGGCGCGGCAGAACAAGCAGTGTCATGAGTGCCCTTTAAGTGGTTGCTGACCAGCGCAAGATGACGTTGCCGGTGCCCGCAATCGGCGCGACTGTAAATGTGACTATGATGTTGGTGGCATCTGAAGCGACGGAGCGTGCGCCCGATGCATCCGGGGAGCCCGCCGTCACACTGACACCTCGTGGTTCATCCGGGGAAAGCTCGTGCGGGATCAAAAACTCGGTTTCCGCTCCATCGCCGTCGAATGTGGCTGTGCCGCGGTTCAGATCGATGCGCCCATAATTGTTCTTGCAGAGCAAGAAAGAGTTGTTCGCGCCGGTCTCATGCAAAACCGAGATGGTTCCGGACGAACCCGAGACCGGGCACGAATTGCCCTGCACGATGTTTGGACCATCAGAAGTGCTGTTTTCCTTGATCCCGTAAGCAGATTTGGTTGCGCCATCAATGTTGATGACGTTTCCCGCAATGACATTGAACTGAGAGCGGGTCAGGGTATCGGCCACCTGACTGTCAAGATGAATCTCTTGATAGCCGCCGTGAGTATCTTGTGAGTTGTTTCTCAGTTGATTGCCCAGCACGATCGCGCGCTTGATCCGAAACAGATAGATTCCGGTATAGCCGTTATAAGCCACAATGTTCCCGGAAACGACCGCGCCCTTGACCTGGTCGAATATCGTGATGCCATACTCGCCATTGTTCCGGACCGAGTTTCCATGGACCGTGATGTCCTCGGTCAGCGGACCTTGCACGGCAATGCCGTACTGTGTGTTGTCGTGACAGGCATTCGCCGAGACGATCAATCCCTTGCTGCCGGTTGCGCCCACCTCACCCTCAAACACGTAGATGCCGTGACGAAGGTTTGAATAGCAGTTGTTGGAGCTCGCAACGCTATCCCGGGTCTGCTCCAGCTCAATGCCGTGATACAGATTGTCGAACGACTGGCATCCCGTGATCACACAGCCGTCGCTGTCATATGCGTGAATGCCGTCGCCCTCGCACGCGTGCACGTACACGTTCGTGAGCGAGCACTGATCGGCCCCGCCAAAGTAGAACCCGTACCTTGTACCGCCACCGGTACTGGCTCGATTGCCATTGATCCGGATGTTGTCCGCGCTCGCCTTGGTGATCGACTCGAACTTGAGGACGTTGTCGGACCAGTTGGCGCCATTCGGGACGAATATCTCGGACTTGTACCCGTCGCCCGTGATCCGTACGTTTGAGCGCATGTTGATGGTGCTGGCGCTTGCCTTCGTGTACTGCCCGGCCGGCAGGTACACACAGCCACCGCTGGCGGCGTTCGCCACATTGATTGCGGTCTGGATCGCGTCCCACGTCGTGCCATAGCGCTGCACGTTCAGCGGTGGGTAGGCGTAGCTGGTGGGCGTCACACCGGCTGCAATCTCCGCGGCGGTACGCGGCCAGAGCACGCTTCCAATGACTGCTGCAGAAAGGAACTGATCGCTTGCCTTGTTCGTCGAGTACAACTCAACGTCAGCTGAGGTCTTGAGGGTGACCTTGTATTCCAGTGTGGGATTCAGATAGATCGGCGCGAACACGCCAGCCGCATCTGCCACAACCGGATTTGTATGCGGTGTCGCTAGTTCCGGGTCAGAGTAGGTATCGCGCGGCGTTGTCGTCCCGGGCACATAGAAGTACGCCTTCGCGGCAGAGAGCAGCGTGAGATTGCTGCTTATGTTGAGCTGGCGCGGGAGCTGAAAGAGTTGGTAGGCCATTAGAAATCACCGGCCGGCGAGTTCACTTGCGGCAGTGCAAAAAGAGCGGGCATGGCTCAGGCCGCTGCCGGGTAGTATTCTGGTTGGTTCATGGTCTTCGACTTGCTCAAAAAACTGGCCGACTTTTGGTTGTGGGTCTGCGTGGCGATTGGCGCGCTGAGCGGCATCGGTGCGCTCGTCGGCCGGATATCACGCCGTGAGGTGCGGCGCGAAGAAGCGCGGCGCAAAAGACTCGGATACGACCTCACTGCGCCTCCTGAGAAACGAGCCCCGACTCCGCGCCGACTGTGGAGGCACGGGCCGATTTTGCGAGCTCGTCAGCAAAGCGACGAACGTTAGCCGTAGTCCCTTCTCTCATGAGTTGGCCGGCCAGTTTCGGGTCGAGCATCGCATCGACCAGTAGCTCTCTCACGGCCTCGTCGGGCAACTTGTAGACGAATGCGAGCGGTCGCGTGATCGTACCCAGCGCTGGCGGTAAGTTCCTCGGGGACGTGCCGAGTGCCCGACCGATCACATGCGCGACGGATATCTGTCCGGAAACAGCGAGGTTCGCCGCGGTGTCTGATCCGGGGAGCTTGTTGGCTGCCGCAACCGCTGCCCCGCGATCCAGGTCCGCGCCAATCCGTTGGAGCTTCGTGATCTGCCCCTTGGTCATCGTCTTTTGCAGGTCTGGAAGCGCGTTTGTGACGACGTTCTTCCACTTCGCCTGCGAGAGATAATCCCGGCCCGTGGCAAGATCCGGAGCAGCCATACCGGTTTTCTGGCGTATGTCCTGTATGGACTCTGCGCGCTCAATTGGTCGGGAGAGCTGCGCGTATTTCGTCAGGTACCTCTTCCAATCAGGCGCAACCTCGGTGATCGCGTCATCAATTGAGCCGCGCACCTTTGAGAGCTGCCCTCCTGCGTATCGGAGTACGGACTCGTCCGCTCCGACGTAGCGCCCTTCGAGAATTCGATTGATCTCCTTCCGAACGGCATACAGAGCTCGCGCATCTGTGATGAGCTCGTCGCTGTCGTTAAACATCTGGCGGCGTATGCTCGTAAGCGCTTGCTGTACAGACCGCCCGGCGTTCTCAGGATCTGCCCGGAGTTCATCAATTCGAGACAGCACATCCTCGGTCTGTACGCGCTTTCCCGCGGCTTGCTTGAAGGCGTTGTCTCGCAAGGTGGTTGTGACCTGCTCCCGGTGCGCCACACGCTGGGTGATCTTTTCCGGTATGCCACCGTCAGCGACTGAATCGAGCAGCACCTGGCGGGCACTGTTCTGCTGAGAGGCACGTTGACCGAAGCGGGGATCGCCGAGCGCTCTTAACCGAGTCTCGAAGAACGCAAGGCCGGGATCACGAGCAACCTGCCCCGTCGTGGCCAATGATCCTGGGACAAGATCATCCGCGCCTTGGGCAAGTCTGGCGGCTGCATCATCTGCGTTCGTGGCGGCCGTATTCAGCGCTCTGCCGGCAATCGTGCGTCGACCGGAAGTCGTCAACGGGTCTACAAGGGCGCGTGTACCGCGACCTCCAGCGCCCACGGTCGGCACCGCGGCCCCTGCTGCTGTTCCGCCAATAATCCCGGCGGCGATCTGCACGGGCACGGGAGCACCCACTGCAGCGGCAATCTGAGATGCAGCGGTACCGCCGACAGACCCAGCCCCCTGAGACATCGGCGCCGCGGCCAGCATCTCGCCTGCGGCCTGAGGTAGTGGCGCTCTGGCCGGCGCATTTACAACTGCCATCGGTACAGGGCCTGCCGGGGAAGGTGCGCTCTTGAGCGCACCCTGAATGACTGGAATGGCTGGAGCCATCAGCGCTTTGCCGACCCCAATCGTTCCAGCAGAGCCGCTCAAAGCGCCCACGACACGACTGGCGAACTTCTCGCTACCGGTCTCAGGCACCGGCAGTCCAGCGGACGTCAGCCCTTCACTGATTGACTCGGACGCGAGTTTGAACGGCATAGGCTCACCACGCTGAGCCTGAATGAAGTTCACCAGACCGAACAGTGCATCTGATGGAAGCGCGGCCAACTGGCCAAGTCCTTCGACCACCGCGCGAGTACCGATACCTGCCTGACGAGCCGCGTGATCGATAAACGATGACGATTCACCGGCTGGCTGAGCGGCCGCCTGGGCGCCCAGGATCTGCTCGACAATCGCCGATGGATCGGAGCCCTCCGGGCCATCAATTTCGTACACGCTCCCATCGGGAGCGGTGATTTCGTAGGTGGCCATTACTTCTTGCGCTTAATGGTGAAACCACTCAACTGCGTACTCTGGCCAACATTCAGCGCGGCCGGTGGAATGTCCACCCTCACCTGATCACCGAGCACATCCGAGGCGTTCAGCCCATTACTCTCTGCGATCTTTCGGTAACGCTCGCGGCGCTTGTCATCCAGTCCTTTCTGACCCTCGTACAGTTGCCCGGCCTTCTTGACGAAATCCGAGCGCTGCTCGGGCGCCAGCCGCTCACCCTTAAGTATTTTGTTGTACTGAGCGGTCACGCGAGCAGGGATGCCGCCGGCGTTCTGTGCATTGGCAAACTCGCCCTCGCGCACGGTCGACCCCGGGTCGAGTGTCTTCATGTACGAGAAAATCAGCGCCAGATCACCGGCCGCTGACGGATCGCGCGATGCAGACAGAACAGACTGATACCCCTGCGTTGCGGTCTGGAAGTCCTTCGATTGACTGTCGTATTCCTTGCGCAAAGTCGTGGCGTTCTCGAACGCCTTCTCCGGCTTGCTCGCTTCCCCTTCCCGCTTGAGACGGGCTTGGTCCGCCTCGAACTTCTGTTTCTGACGAGTCTGGTCGGCCTCAAATGCTTGCTGGTCTTCGCGTGATTTGCTTTCCGCCTCGATGCGGGCAGTAGTGTCTGCATCGACCCGCTCCGGCAGTATCCCCGCCTGCGACCCCGACCGCGCCGCAACCTGCTCCGCAAGTCCGCGTACGTCATCGTCAGTCATGGAATCCCAATCGACTCCGGATTCCTTCAACTGCTGGATCAGTTGCGGCAACTGTGATTCTGCAAGTGCCTTGGGGGATTTGGACTGCAGAACGTATTGAGCGGTCGCGTAATTGCGCTTGGCATCTTCGACCCGCTTCTGTCGCGCAAGCTGGTTCTGCTGAACCTGAAATTGCCGGACCTGCATGGCCCGCTCAGGATCTGCCGCATAGAGCGCCGCGAGATTGCCAGAGCCGCCCTGAAGATACGTTGCGAGCTCGTTGCGGAACTGCTGATCGCGCTGCATGCCTTGCTGGGCTTGCTGGAGTTGCATAGCGCGCAGTTGGTTCTCTTGGGCTGCGCTCTGCTGGCCCTGTTGGAACTGCTGGCCCTGCATATAGGCACCTACAGGGTTGAACTGGAGAATGTTGGGGAGTTCGTTCATGGGCTAAGCCCTTCAAAACCAAGATGAGCCCATCGTTTTCCGTTGAGCGTCTTGCTGACATGCGAGCTATCAACGCCGAATCTCTCGGCAATCTGTCGCTGCCGTGCTCCTGCACGTCGCATCTCGAACATCGCTCGAATATCCGTGCTTGTCAGGCGCGCCGTCCATTGGCGCTCACCTTGATTACTTGTCCCATGCGCTGCTCTATCTCGCTGGTTTGACGAACGTGTATCCCATCGCAGATTACTCAAGCAATTGTTTGCTGGATTACGATCCGGATAGTGGCAGCCTTCCATCCCCGCTGGACATGGCCCCACGAATGCAGCAAGGACGAGTCGATGAACGAGTCGGTACTCTACGCGTGCGTCACGATTCAATAAGACCACGCGGTATGGGATCTGTTTTCCCAACACCCTCAGTTTTACGATGCGCTCTTTCCATGTGCGGCCCTGCGCATCAGTTCTCCGGAGACGCCTCACACGACCATGAGTACTGACTTCGTACAAGCCTTCCCAGCTTGGTACTGGCGCCCACTGCTCTGTGTCAGTCGCCACTTATGCAAACCCTCCGAATCGTGGGCCGCCCCAGTTATAGGCCATAGAGTTTGATCCGCCTCCTCCGAATGGAGCGCCACCACCAAACGCGCCCATGCCGTAGAGCATCGCGAGCTGGTTACCAAGCCCCGTCACGGCGTTGCCCTGATTGATGATTCCCGATGCGCGGGTATTCCCAGCGCCGACCATCAGGTTTCCCATGTTTGCCCCGGTCTGCATCGCGCCCTGTCCGACAACGTTCGCCGCGGTCTGGCCGACTCCCGCGATGCCCGCGAGGCGGTTCCCGTAGTTGTTCAAATACTGGCTCGCTGAGCCCTGCCCGAACTCCGTGAGCGCTCTCAGGGCATTGCCCGAGTACAGACCGCCTTGCGCGGCTGCAGAATTCTGGACAGTTTGCTCGCCTTGCTTCAGGGCAAATTGATAGTCGGGAGATGCGAAGAAGCTTGAGAAATCCATGCCGGGTTGACCGGGTTGACCAGTCATTTCGGGCGGCTTCCACCCATCGACGTACTGTTGATACTGCTGTTGCAGTCTTGAGTTCTGAAGCGCATTGCCCATCGCTCGGTTTAGTGGGCTGCCACCAACGCCGAGCGGCGGGCCGCCGTTCTGCTCTACCCATTCATCAAACGTGAGCGGTTTAGCCGCCATGTCGGCGCTGTACTGCGGTAGTCCATAGAGCGCCGCCAACTGATTGAGCGCTCCTGCACCAACCTGCTCGTACGGTCGCTGCTTATCCTGCAGGACGTCGAACTGACGAGCCTGCTCCGCTGTTGCAGCATCGTACGAGGCGGCCTGTGCGGCAGCACCCTTCTTGGCTTGCCGTGCGCCGTACGCGCCGCCAACAATGGCAATGCCGGCTAGTGCTGCGGCTGGCATACGAATCTCTCCCGTGTCAAAACGTAACTATCCACCGGAACGGTCTGCCCATTCGGATATGTCCAGGTCCCCTCGCGGCCTCGATGCTCGAATCTCATCGCGAGCACTAGTCGAGTCGCGCCGTCGTTTCCTTGTGGCACAAATGTTGTGATCTCCTGCGCGTCAGTCTTCGAGAAGATGTAGTCCGCCGCCTCTTTCGCGGCTTTCAACGATTCACCGCGGCCCTCAGGCAGAAACTGGGAGTGCACCTCGTATCCATCGCCACGCGGGACGAAGATGAATCCGCCGTGCTCGTTCATCAGAACGACGTTCTGTGGGTCTTCCGCTATATCACTCAAGTCCAGCCGCTCCATACCGAGCATCGCAACCCACGGGAACACATCAGGATGATTCAGTACCTGATTGAGCTTTTCGGCTGTGAACGTGCGCTTAAGCATCAGTCGAGCGGATACACGATCTTCGAGCCCTTGATCCCTTTGGTACCGGAGCCCGTAAAGAACCCGTTATCAAGGTCCGGGTACAACGTCAGCCCCGTATCAGTCCCGACGAGTACCAGGCCCATCGCAGTCACGCCGTTGTCCACGATGCGCGCCACGCATGTCTGATCGCGATCAGGAGTAATCTCGCTGGGAAGTCCGGTCAGTAGCGCAAACACATCGTTGGATGTGGCCGTAAGAGTCGGAAGGGACAGACAGACAATCCCCGCACTTACCGTGTATCGCGCCGTTCCGCTGGGAATCGTGTCGCACCCGCCCAGCTCGGTCGCAAACGAGCCTGTAAAGAAAAGCCCCGAGAGATACCGTGTCCACTCACGGACATCCGTCGGCTCCGTTGAGAATGTGCGGTTAACGCGCGCCATCAGGCCGCCTTGCCAAAGGGCTTCGCGCCGCGCGCTTCAAGCTGGGTGTCGATCAGTGTGACCTTGACCGGATCGCTGATCGCTCCGCGGTATACGCGATCGTAGGACGATCCCAGCTGGTTCCACACAACGCTCTGCTGGTACTCGCCGATCCTGCCGATCTTGTTGTTCGGCAGTGACTCGAACGTACGGCCACCGTCGTCCGACGCCTCCATCATGATCTCGGGATCTGAGCCCTGGCCTGTTGTAAGGCCAACGCCGGTTTCCATGATGACTTCCAGTCGATCGTGGAAGGCTCTATTGCCCGCCGCAAACACGGGCTGATACGTCCACTCCATGCGCTGGATGCCGCTCCAGTCGGCATAAGTGGTCGGTGAGAGATAACCGATCTTGTTGCTGGAGACATCACCGACGAGCTCTAAGCCGGCGAACTGCGCATGGCTCCATGGCAGCCAGTAGTCATACCCGTGCGTCTGCCGCTCGTGCCACTCCTTGGTCTTCGCGTCGTAAACGAACGTGCCTTCAGGAAACTGCAGGACATAGAATTCATGGCCTTCCTGCGCGTACGAAAACGCCTTCCCGCTGGCCATCGTGACCTGGCCGAGCGCCTGGGTGATGCCTTCCTGGCTCACCTCAACCGGGGTGTTGCCTTCGAGTCGGCGCACGGTGTAGTCAGGCGCCACCCACATCACAGATTGATCAATCTTGACTGCGGTCTGGCCGTTGAAACATCCCTTTTCGATGAATCCGTTTGCCGCACGGATCAACGGGAATCCCGCGCCGCCGCCGATCTCCATTATCTCCGTCGATTTCTCACCAAACGCGAGAAGTTGCCGATGGTCCGCTTTGATACCCACCAGATTGTCCGGCGAGCCTTCTGCGGTCAGGAAATTCAGCGCATTGAATGAGGTGGCGGTTCCAACATCGGCACCAAAAATGCGCCCGGAATCCGGCTCCACGAACAACAGGAGGTTGTCCAGAAACTCCACATCCGTCGCACCACGAGAGGTGAAGTCCACATCGGTGATCTGGCCGAACGTGCTCGTGCTCGTGTCGTAGTAGAACGCATCGGGCGCGTTGACCACGACAATGGTGGTGATGTTGTTGTCGATGTCGATCCGGCCCGGCGCTCCGATGTCGCCCAGCTCGGTGGCCGTCATAGCGCTGTCCACCTTGTACAGCTTCGTGCCGCTGACGACCCAGAGATAGCCCAGCGCCGCATACAGGGCAGAGATCGGGCCGTTGCCTACCGTCGTCCATGTCGCAATCCCTGGCGCTCTGGTCAGCGCGTAGCGCGCCTTCGCTCCCGGGGGAAGCGGGGTCGCGTAGCAGTTGACTAACCTTGCAGGACTCGCCGGCCTCGATCTCAGTTGATACGAGTGGACCGGAAGCGGTAGAGATCCCATATCACCCGGTGCTCACATTGAACCGCTCACCCCGATCTGCGGGCTCAGGAACATCCAGCTGCATCGTCACCTCTTTCGCGGTGATCTTGTCGATGACGGCCACCCCCTTCTCGTTCACCGCTACGAGCTCCTGCGGCACGCTCGCGCCGAATGACGGTGCAATCAGAATGGCCAGGCTCGAATAGATGCCCGTGAGCGCGCCATCCGGCACGGTCATCGTGTCCGTAACCGTGCCGATCGGGATGTATCCGAGGTTCCGCCCATCCGCTTCCCACAGCGCCATCATCTGGTTCAAGCGACGAATACACACCGACTGCTGATCCGCGGTCGGGGTCTGTGTCTCGCGGATGACATTGAGGGCAACAAGCGCGTCCTTGATGACCTGCGACGCGGCTTGCGAGGTGGGAGTGGCCATTACGAGCTAGCGAGAATCCCCAGCGATTCCAGCGACGCGAGAAGTGTGTTGAACTTCGTGCGCAACGAGTCCAGATCCGTCGTGAGCGCGGTGGTCGTGGATGTCGTGGTCGTCGTATTCGTGGCATCCGCAATGGTCGCGGGCTGAGTCGTCGGCGTGGTGCCGAAGAACCCGGCCGTTCCGCCTGTGCGATGCTGCAAAACGTCTGCTTTGACGTGTGACGTGGCGCAGCCGAAACTTTCTTCTCGTGGCATAAAGATCTCCTAGAAGTTAAAGCCGTTCCTCGAAGGCATGTGCAATTCTTCGATCATTGCGAATCCGAGTTTGCGATGCGCTCTTGCATGTCTTGCAGAATCGCCTTCGCGTCCTCGGGTTGAAGTAAAGATTTTCACCGGCGTACTCGTGCCCAGCCGGGCAGTGTGTTTTAGCGACACGGCCGCGCACGTACTTGTTTCGGTTGCTATGCTGCTCCTCTTGAGTCGCCCACCGGCAGTTTCCGGGCTCATAGTTGCCATCCTTGTTTGGGTAGCGATCAAGTGTTTTGCCCTCTGGTCTCTGCCCCATGTCCGCAAGAAAATTCTCGAACGACTCGACCCATCGATCACATACCTTGATTCCACGCCCGCCATACAGATAGAACTTTTTGTAGTTCGGATTAAGGCAACGCAGCTTCATCGCGCTCCAACTTTGATAGGTCGGGGAGCGCTTGGTCCGAGTGTTATGTCCGTGCCGCCAATCACTCATCGAGTGGCAGCCTCCTCCGAGTAGTTACCGCGCCATTCGTGCGGCCCGGAGTGAGTAATGGTGATGTTGGGTTCTGCCCAGATGCGACCACCGGACTTGCGGTATTCGCGGCAGAACCATGCGTCCTCGCCCATGAATCGCGGGCCTTCGTACCCCGCATCAAAAGCTCGGGGCATGCTCTCAAGTACATTCCGGCGGATGCGAAGCAGCGCGGTGCCGATGTACGAACACTCAAGTAACTCGCCTTCCTTGCCGATCACGCGCGCATTCCACTCACGCGGATACTTGCGACGCGGACAGATCGCTCCGATTACATCGACATCCCGCATCAACATTTGCAGGAATCCGCCCGTCTCCCACCCCATGTCATCATCGATGAACACGAGGTCAGTGCAGTCTGAGTCGAGAAACTCGCCGGCCAACTCATTGCGCGCACACTGAATGAAGTTCGCGAACGAAAGCGCGGACCATTGAAAGCTGATGCCCGCCAGCGTCAACGCTACTGCCGTCTCGATCATCGAGCGCGTGAATGCGACCGATGTCGACCCGGTCAGGCACGGCGTGCAGACACGAACTTTCATTGCACCACGCCGAATGGGCGCATCGCCTCAAACACTGAGAGCCTGCGTCCAGCGCTTGCGCAGTACTCGTCCACCGCATCCCGTGTGTCCACGTGCGCGATGTCATCCACGATGATGGGAGCGCGTGATATCTCATTCGTCATGAGGCGGAACAATCCGTTGCGTCCAGTTTTTCGTGGCGGGCCATCGCACAGAACGAGCCCGTAGTTCTCCCGCGGTGCATCCGCGTACCACTCGAATCCGCCATGGTCCTTCACTTCGGTGAGATGCACGCGGACATTTGTAAGCCCGTTATCCCGCGCGAGCCGGTCTATACGGGATGCCCATGTCGGTGAAGACTCCAATGCATACACCGGCTGGTCAGTGGACGCTGCAAGACAAAGCGTTGACAGGCCAGAGCCGCATTCGAGGATCGGGCCTTTGGACTGCCTAGCAAGCAAACTGGTCGCGTACAGCCCTTCCGGTGACAGCGCCCAGTTGTTATGCCAGACGTTGTACATCTCCAGGAACGTTGCGGCGTCCGCTCGGTTTTCTCGGATTGCCCGAATGCCATCTGGAATGGCTACATCCTTACGCCAGAAGTGACCGAGACATCCTTGCCAGAGTTTCTGGCCCATGTGGCCGAGCTGCATGCTCGGGTCTACGTAGACTCTGAATCCCGCCTCACGAGCCTTTCGACAAAACTCGTAATCGCCGCCACGGCGAGACAAGCCCTTGAGCGTGCGCTCGAAGAGCACCGGAATCAGCATGCGTCCGTAACCGTCTTCACGACTTCGATGCTGTGGCACGGTGTCGTAGAGCTTCTCGAACACCCTGCGACGAATCTTGAGGAATCCCGTGGGAACTCCTGCCACTTCGACACAGCCGTCCGATTCCGCCCAGCGCTCACCGGGAAGCGGTGCGACAGGGTAATCCTCGTCATCGTTCTTCAGCGGATAGATACCCGCGACGATGTCCCGGTCGTGCTCGATCAGCTTCTTGAGGTCGCAGTCGAGCCACGTCACATCCCCGTCGATGAATATCAGTTCGTCACAGTCGCTCTCAAGGAAGTCCCGCACCAGCCGGTTGCGCGAATCGTCAATGTGACAATTGCCGCTGAAGACTTCCAGGTCCAGCCGATGCGGCAGATTGACCAGAGAGGAATGCAGGGACGTGACGAAAGGCGCTGTAATACCTTCGTAGGCCGGCACGGCCAGGAAATACCCTTTTCCCGGCCGTGGCGACTTTACCAACTGGACGAAGCTCACGAACTTGCGAGCAGGCCCAGAGTTTCCAGCTTCGCCAGCAACGAGTTGAACTTGGTCCTCAGTGAATCGAGGTCCGTGGTCAACGCCGTTGTGGTCGAAGTTGTGGTGGTGGTGTTGGTCGCGTCGGCAATCGTTGCCTGTTGCGCGGCCGGAGTGGCTCCGAAGAAGCCGATCTTCGTGTTGGCGAACTGCACGCCGTCCGCATGCCCGTCGCCGATCTGTTGTGCTGCCATCGTATTGTCCTCCGAAATGGTGAAGGCATCCGCCGCGAGCACGGATGCCTATGGCGATCAGCCGTCTGCGTGGATGCGAGAGGCCAGTTGCGGGTACTGGGCGACGTAGCCAAACAGCACGTCGATACGGCAGGGCATCTGGTCGTTGTTGATGTCAAACGCGCGCACAATGCGCATGCTGACGCCGTCGAAGACCTCCCGGGCCGCAAAGTCCACACCGTCCGGCAGGATCAGATCCGCCGTTGCCACGGTGAACGCGCTCTTGTGGTACACGAGAGAGCTGTTGATAAGCCCCGCGTTGCCCGCGGCAAGCTTCGAGACCGCCCCGGCGTTGGTCGGATAGCCGGATACGTTCTGAAGCGCCCCGGAGACGACAATCGGCGGGCTGATGGACAGGCTCGTGGCGTTCGCGCCCGAGTTCGCCGTCACAACGAACTGCTGCAACACGCCCGTGCTGACCTTCGTCTCCGGATGAACACGGAAACAGCCGGCGAACGTGATGACATCGCCCGCGAGGAACGTGGTCGTTCCGGTGTCCACCGTGATCGTTGCGCCGTCTTCGGTCGCCCCGTTCACGTTGTACAACGTGTCGCCCTGTGCCGCGGTGCCCGTGGTGTGATCCGTCACATGGGTGCTCGACATGAAGTCGAAACCCTGCGTACGGCCCATCATGCCCTCGCGGTACTGCTGCTCGATCGCGGTGGACTGATGGAACAGGCCCTTGAGGGCATTCACCAGCTTCACCTCGTGAGTCGTGCTGAGCAGTGCCGAACGCTGACCATCGTCGGGCGCGAGATTGTCCTGCAGCTTCTGACGGCCCAAGCCAAAGGCCAACAGATCCACCGCCGTACCGTCCTGATCCACCAGGTTGTAAACCTGCTTCGTCAGTCCGGTCAGACACGTGGCCTCCATGTAGGACGCTACGGTCGCCATTGCCGGCTCGATGATGCGCTTGGAGAAGTCCTCCAGATCGAGGGTCAGTTCCTTGGACGTGAAGTTCATGTCCACGCCCGCCTGATTGGTCACTTCCAACGTGACCGACTGCTCCTGCGTATCCTGCGCACTCATCGTCCGACCGGTACGGATGACGTACTTGTTCGGCAGGCGAATGCGCAACGAGCTACCGTTTCGCGATCCCTCACGGGCGCGGGCACCGCCTTCCTTGAAGGAATCGTCGTACTGCTTGTCCACGCTTCCAAGGAACGTGGCCTTCTGATGCAGAATCCTGAGCGCTTCGCGCAGGATCACATCAGAGGTGAGAATTGTCTGAGTCATGTACAGCTCCTATCGAGCTGCACCGCCTTTAGCGGCCCTGACGCTTTTCGCGCAGTTGCTTCGTTCTCCAGGCCATCCAATCGTTGATCGGCATCTTGGACGGATCAATCTCTCCGCCCGCAGACCCGCCACCGATTGGCGCCGGAGGGGGCGGCGCAGTGGTGACTTTCGGGGGAGGAGCGGGACGTGACAGTTCAGCCTCGATGCGGCCGAATTCTCGCAAGCGCTGAGAAACATCCTTCGCCGCGAGCCGCGCAACGAGTTGCGGGTTCTTGGCGATGTGATAGGCGATCTCCGGGCCCTTCTCGGAATCCTTGATGGCTTCCAGGAATTCACCGTGCATAAACGTCAGTGCCGGGTTGCTGATCGTGACCAGATAGTCCGGCGTCTTCTGCGCGAACTCCTGATGACGAACCGCAAACTGGTCGTCTAACGCTTTGGCACGCTGCTTTTGCTGCTGCTCGGCAAACGCCTTTTCAGCGGCAACCTTGCCTTCGGTACGGGCCTGCTCGATAGCTCGCTGGACGGCTTTCTCGTTTTCCTTTCGCGACCACGCGGCAAGTGCCTTGTTGAACGCTTTGGGATCGTCGTAAGCCTCCGGATCGGGCTCCGGTTCGGATTGCTCCTGAACCGGTGGAGCTGCCGCCGTTGGGGCTGGCTGTCGCTGTTGTTCCTCGAATCGCTGACGGAAGAACTCGCCATACTCTCGTAGGGCTTTGTTCTGTGCTGCCAACTCCTCGATACGCTCCTGAGCCCGGTTGGGCCTTTCGCCGTTTGGAGCCTCGGCGGATGTGCTCTCTTGCGGAGGAGCGCCCGAAGTCACCTCTTCCGGAGTCGGGGAGACTCCAGCAGCCGGTGAGGCTGCGCCCTCTTGCGCTTGGGGCGATGCGATAGGATCAGGCATTAATGTAACTCAGGTTTCGCACTGAACGCCAGTGCTAGCGGAATGAGAAAGGCCCTGAGAGCTTTCGCCGTCAGGGCCTTGTAAAAGCCGTTAGGTTGAATTCGACTCTCAGGCGATGAGCCTGACCACCTCGGTGGATAGTTCGAGTGTCTCAACCGGCCCGATGCTGTTGGCATCGAATATCAGAGCGATCTCCACTGCCTCGCGCGCCGACTTTCCAAGATGCATGGCCGCAATGGCGAAGTCTCGCCCAGAACCTATAGCGTGGAAATGCTCTAGGATAGGTGTTGCGATCAAAGCGCATTCCAGCTTGAAAGGCCCGGCCGGCGTAATAAGCAGTCCGGAAAAGTCCTTCAAAGCTGGTTTACTCTTGCTCTGATCCTCCAGCCACTCTTTCGCCTGAAGTAAGTCATCGAGCTCGCCGGCAGCACCGAACAGATCACCATTCGATAAGCGGTAGATCTTTTGCACTCGTCGCTTAAGACATGCGGAAATCCCTGCCGTATCACCGGCCAAGGTCTTACCGTCCCATGCAATGGTGGTCAAAGCTGTGTCAACCCCTGCTCCCGAAGCAACTGCCGCGCCTTCAGGAATACGGCCAGTTTGTTTTCCGCCGTGATCGTCTGGTCCCGGCCGATACGCTCGCGGAGCACGTCGTCTAGCGTGGGACGGGCGGCTATGGCGACGGGGATCACTTCTGCCTGCTCCGCTTCTCCGCCTCGAAGCGCTTGTTGAACTGCTCCCGCTGCACATCGCGGCGTTCGCGGTCGGTCATGCGCGGGGGAATGGCGGGAGCGGGCTTTGTGGCTGGTTTGGGCTGTTTCATGTCTGTTGACTACTCAGGAACGTAATCACGCCGGCCGCATGCACAATGGCCGTGCGGATGGACTCACTATCGCGCCCCTTCTTGCGGCCTGCTTTCCACAGTTCCGCCAAGTCGGCCAGTTCGTCCAGCTTCTCAGCGATTGGGTCGCGGGCGACTTCGATCTTTCCGGGGTCTGTGCTCATTGCATATCCATCGTGACAGGCGTGCGACGCCTCGGAAACGCAAACTCATTGTATCCGCCCTGATCGTCTTTCAGATACTTCATGAGCGCATATTTGCCCGTGCGCGGGTCCTGTCCAACCTCGCCGGCCAGCAATAGATTCTTCAGCTGCTGGCCCATCGTGTCCGCGATCAGCTTCTGGAGTTGCGCGGGCTGCATCTGAAGATCCGCGGCAGCCTGAGCGGCTTTGACCTGCGCTTCCTGCGCCTGCGCAGCGGACTTCGCTGTGTCCGCCTGTAGCTTGCCCAGTAATGCCTGCTCAGTGGGGCTCGGCTGCGGCGGGCCCTGCGGCAGCATCGCCTTTTCGTCGTCCGTGAGCTGATCCGGCGGGATGATGCCCTGCTGGATGAGCGGGATACGCAAACGCCGCTCCAGCTCCTCTGCACCGTCGAAGTCCAGGTTCTTCGCAATGAGGTCGGATGCAATCTGCTGGACGATCTCCGACGCGCTCGCGAGCTTCATGAGGTTGTCAGCAGCCATCTGGCGCTGGGTCGTGTACGCCGGACCAACGTCCACGGCTATGTCGAATCGGCCGGCGGACAGATCGTTGAGCAGCGTTCCATCCGGGAGGCGCTGGTTGATCTCGACGAATTCTTCCTTACCGTCGAGGCC